ACGAGGTGGTGAGGCAGTTCCCGTTTACAGAGGACGAAGCTTTCCGCGACAGTGTCGAGGGTAGCATCTTCAACATCGGTAAGATCTACCAGCAGATAGAATACAACCAAGACATGTACCCCAACCCTGTGGTCCGTGGCAACTTCATCTGGAAAGAGATGGATAAAGAGGTTGTGTTCTCCCCCGATCCTAACGGCAGGTTCCGTGTATCATGGATGCCGCCGCAAGAGATGCGCAACAAGATAGCCGAGAACCGAGGCAAGCGCGTAGCTCCTCACGCTAACCTAGGCTGTGGTGGTGTTGACTCCTACGACCTCGATGCTGTGCTTGATGGCAGGGGGTCTAAGGGTGCGCTTCACCTGTACAACAAGTTCAACATGAACCATCCGTCTAACATGTTTGTACTGGAGTATGCTTCACGTCCTGACCTAGCTAAGATCTTCTATGAAGATGTGCTTATGGCTGCGTTCTTTTATGGGTACCCGCTCCTCGTAGAAAACAATAAGTACGGTATCGTAAGGTACTTTGAATCAAGAGGTTACGATGGCTACGTAATGAACAGGCCAGACCATCTGCGCCCGCCTGGGAGCAACAGCAACGTCCGAACCAAGGGTATCCCCTCTAACTCTCAGGACGTCATCCATGCTCACGCCCAAGCTATCGAGCAATACATCTTCGATCACGTAGGTGAGAAGGAAGACGGTAGTGTTGGCAATATGTATTTCAACAGAACTCTTGAGGACTGGATCGGGTATCGCATAGACAAGAGAACTAAGTTTGACTTGACCATCAGCTCGGGTCTAGCTTTGCTTGCTGCGCAGAAAGTCAAGGTAGAAAAGAAGGTGAGCAGATTCGACGACAAGAAGTTCTTTAGGCGCTACAGGCCTAATGCCTAAGGGGTTACTTTATTTACACTATATTTGTGCTATAAAGGAATACTGTAAATGTCCTACTCTAGCACGAATAAGAAATCCAGTACTTTCCCAGATCCATTAGCTCCTGCCTCGCAGAAGCTCGACAAGTCTTACGGGCTCAAGTACGCGAAAGCTATTGAAGCTAACTGGGGCAAGATCGATGATGAGTCTGGTACGTACCAAAAGCGCCGTCGAGAATTCGAAAGAAACCGCGACTATGCTAACGGGACTCAGGATACAACTATCTATAAGCAGATCCTCAACAGCCTCGACCCTAACAACGGAGACGGTACGCTGCTGAATCTGGACTGGGCCCCTGTACCTATCATACCTAAGTTCGTCAAGATCGTAGTCAATAAGATCTTGTCGTCTGACCCATACCCTAACCTTCAGGCTATCGATCCTATATCGAGCAGCGAGAAGGATGCCAAGAAGCGCAAGCTGCAGATGCAGGTGCGCAACAAAGACATGTATGCGCAGATGAAACAGTCTGGCATTCAGATGTCTACGGATGCAAGCGAGATTCCAGACACGCTGGAGGAGGCGGAGATCTTCTTGGAAACAAACGTCAAGACAGACGCCGAAGTTGCTGCACAGATAGCAACCAACATGACGCTGTCTTGGAACGACTTCAATGACTCTACGTTTAGACGCTGCGTCAATGACCTCGTGACTCTGGGTATGTCTGTCGTAAAGAGAGAGAATGATCCTAACTACGGGATCACCACCAACTACGTAGACCCCTGCGACTTCGTTCACAGCTACACGGAAGACCCTAACTTCAAGGACTTGGTGTACGCTGGTCACGTAAAGACCATCACCATCGAGGAGCTGAAAAGAACCTGTGGTGACGACTTTACCGAAGAGGAGTTCGAGAAGATCGCTAAGTCTGTAGCTGGAAAGTTCAACAACGACTCATCAGTCTTCGGAAGAAAATACCACGACGACAAGCGTGACAGAATGAAGTATGGGTACGATGAGTACCGCATCCAAGTTCTTGACTTCGAGTTCTTGTCTGTTGATTGCATGTACTTCGAGGACAAGGAGAACCGCTTTGGCAACACCAACTTCTTCTACAAGGGTGAGGAGTACAGCGAGCCTAAGAGTTCCGTCTACGAGCGTAAGGCTCACAAGATGGAGAACGCCACGGTATACGGTGGCAAGTACATCGTAGGAACCGACTATGTCTACGGGTACGGGATGAAGACCAACATCCCTAAGAACATCCACGACCTGAGCAAAGCTCGCCTGTCTTACTCTATTGCGGCTACCAACATGCGTCGCATGATGCCTAAGTCTATCGTGGGTAGCATCACTGGTTTTGCAGACCAGCTTCAGCTCACCCACCTTAAGATCCAGCAGGCGGTCGCCAAGGCCAAGCCTGATGGATTGATTGTAGACATCGAGGGATTGGATAACGTACAGCTCGGTAGAGGCGGGGAGCTCCAGCCACTGGAGATCCAAGACATCTACGAGCAGACTGGTGTCTTCTACTACAGAAGCAAGAACCCAGAAGGTGGTTTCCAAAATCCACCCGTTCGTCCTTTGGACAACACGATAAGAAACATCAACGAGCTTGTAGCTCTGTACAACCACTACCTCCGTATGATCCGTGATGCTACAGGCATCAACGAAGCTATGGACGGCACTACGCCTAAGAGCGAAGACTTGGTGGGAGTGAGAGAGCAAGCTATCGCTGGCGGCAACAACGCTATCTACGACGTAACTCACGCATCGATGATGCTCTTCAAGAGAGTCGTAGAAGATGTCGTGAAGTGTCTTCAGATTCTGCCTCCAGAGTCAGCCATCTACAAGGCGTATGAGAACGCAGTGGGTGCTACAAACATGGGGGTGCTTAGCTCTTTCTCAGAGATACCTATGTACAACTTCGGCGTCATGGTGAGAAAGCAGATGGACGATAAGGACAGAGCGTACCTGGAGCAAAACATCCAGGTAGCGTTGTCACAGAGAGAGATCGATATTGAGGATGCGGTTGCTATTCGTCAGCTGCGTGATGTCGATCAGGCTGAGCGCTTGCTTATCGTAAGAAGAAAGAAGCGTATCAAGCAGCAGATGGAGCAGGCTCAGGCTAACTCTCAAGCTCAGGCTCAGGCCAACATACAGACAGCTCAGGCTGCCGCTCAGGTTAAGGCTCAAGAGATTCAGCTCAAGGGGCAGATCGATATGCGCATGCTTGAGATGAAGGCTCAGTTCGAGGCTCAGCGTATGCAGATGGAGCATGAGATGCGCAAGGAGGTAGAGATGATCAGAGCTCAGGCTACTCTCGGCTTCCGCACTGAGGATCAAGAGTTTAAGGAAAAGCTCGAAGTCCTTAAGGAGGATAGAAAAGACGATCGCTTGGACAAGCAGGCGAGCAAACAATCGAAGCTTATCTCTCAACGCAAAGGCCAGAGAGGGGAGCTTGAAGAATCAGAATCAACAAACGTAAACGACCTTTTGCAGTAATGGCAAGTATCAACCTAGACAAGGCTTCTCGCCTTGACATCAAGTGTAGACGTGGGGATACGTTTACTATGATTATGACTTTCACCTCAGATCAGTCTACTGCTCGTCCGTACACTGGATGGAAGATGGAGGTTCGTGACGCTGCGACTAACGACGACTCAACGATAATAGCATCATCTGATATTACATTCAGCAACTACGCTGATGCTGGCACTACGCTTACTGTTACGATAAGCTCTTCCGTCATGAAAGCCGTAGAGTCTGGTCAGTATGTTTATGACATACAGCACCAGAGCTCTGACGACCCTCCTGTAGTAGAGACTTTCTTGTACGGGACATTTACTATCGTCGAAGATGTAACTATAACGGCCTAACACATGAGTGACTTTACGCTGACATTTGGTGATCCGCTAAGGGTTAGCGTCACCGTTCCAGAGGGGGCCACTCAGGTTGCGTTGTCTACGTCGGACAGCAATGTCGTCGTAGTGCAGAACGCTCTAGCTGTCACTGGCGGTACTGGTGCTGCTGGGGCTGGGGTGCCTGTTGGTGGTACCACAGGACAGAGCCTTGTCAAGCTTTCGGATGCTGACTACTCTACTCAGTGGGCCGATAGGCTTGCTTCTGTTGTGGAGGATACATCTCCTGAGCTAGGCGGTAATTTGAATACCGCTGGTAACGCTATTACATTTGAAGACGAAGGCGGAGTTACGGTTGGAAGCTTGGCTTATGACGTCGACGAAGAGACCGTAGCATACACTAATGCCGACGGAGTTTCTATAGAGCTTGGTGAGAAGAACGTGTTTTACGGTAAGGCTGATGAGGCTATCTCTAAGGGTGATGTCGTCATGTTTGGGGGCTCCACGGGTAGTAAATTGCTTTTTAAGAAAGCTGATCAATCAGCTCCTGGATTTATACCAGAATGGGTTGTTGGGTTTGCGGCCCAGGATATGGCTCTCAATGATTGGGGCTACGTAGTATGGTTCGGGAAGCTTGACAACCTATCTGGCTACAGCGAACCTACATTCTCGCAGGGGGACCTCCTGTACCTTGACCCAGCTACACCTGGAGGGGTGACTACGACAGAGCCGCTCCCAGCTGCTGGACACAGCATACTCCTCGCGGCTGTCTTGACCACAAGCCCTGGAAACTCTGGCAGAATCATCATCAGGCCAAGCCATAAGCCTGATACTGACGAAGTACCTGAAGGCAGCACTAACCTGTACTACACAGCAGCTAGGGCTCAAGCAGACGTGCCTACACTGAAGACTTCTGATCTTACTTTAGACGACGTTACTAGGATAGTAAACTTACAAGCAGGCGGTAGGATCACGTTCA